ATTTGGGACAACTGTGTTGGTGACATATGCCCATATCCTACGCAAGGTCGGATATAGCGTATCACTCCAAAACTGACCTATTGCCACAAAGGCCTTGCCCACAAAATCAACGGCTTTTCCTACCCATTCGACAATATCAGGAACCAGCTTTGTGGTAACGTAGAAGATAATATTGTCAAGGATCGGAAATAGTGTATCGCGCCAGAATCCGGCGATGTCCTGAAACGCCTTGGATATCTTCGGAGACACTTCCTCCCATATAGGCTTCAAGCCGTCAAGAAGCAGCACAATGGCATGCGTAATCCTTTGGCCCAATTTCGCAAGGTCTTGAACGATTGGCTGTACAACTACCGTCCAAAACTCCTTTATTTTGCCAGCTGCCTTATCCAGCAGGTCGAACAGCCGCGTAAACAGGTTTTGGAAGATGCTCTGGTTTGTCGGTATCTTGTATCCGGCCAGATTGGATAAAAGCCGCCCCATCGCGCCGCCGACCCACACGATGATGAAGCGCTCGACGCTTTTAAGCGCCTGCGGCAACTTCTTCACGATGCTGCTCATCAGTGACGGCAGGGACTTCCCGATGCTTGTCACGAGCGTGCCTGCGGCCTTTACCAGCCTCGGCGCGAGGCGCGACACCATCCCCGGCACCGTTTCCAGCAGCACGGGCACGGACGCCTCGATGAGGTGGATAAAGCCGTATATCGCCTTCTCGGCCACGGGCATGACGTTGGCGAAGACGGTCTTCGCCGCGTCCACGACCGCGTTGACCAGGCCGTCCAGCTTCACCTCGTTGCCCTCGCCCATGCCGGTGATGAGGTTTGCCCATGCCGACTTGAGCATGCCTATGGAGCCGGATATGGTTTTTGACGCCTCCTCCGCCGTCGTGCCGGTGATACCCATGTTCGTCTGAACGATATGAATGGCCTGCACGATGTCCGCATAGGACATATCCAGCTCGGTGACGGCCTTCTTGTTCTTGACTACCGTCTTGGTGTTGTACTTGAAGGACTTGTCTATCTTTGCGGCGTCCTTGACAAGACGCTCCATTTCCTCCTTGGTACCGCCGTACATTATGTTCATTGCGGGTCGCTACTCCGCAACCGGGCAAAATAAAAGCACCCTTGCGGATGCTTTGTGCCCTGCTGTATGTTTCCATACAGATCAGACTATCTCTTGACGCTTTCGCGCCCCTCGCACTTCCACGCGCTTGCGTGTACCCTACTCCGTTTCGGATTGCTCCGCCGTTTCGGTAGTCGTTACACCTTCGCCTTTCGGCGCTTGGCACGGTATTGTCCCCGGCATTATCCGCTGGGAGTTTCACCGTTTTCACGAGGTTTATAAGCTCAGCTAAAGCAATGTCCACCGAGCTTTAAGTTATCGAGCATTGTAAAGTTGGATTTCGCAAACCCGTTATAGGCATTTTGGATACTCTGCATATCCGTGCCCATCTTGTTGGCGTTCCTTGCTACCCTCGGTTTCCCGATATTTATTAGGGGAGTAGACTATATCATATCAATTCAAATACAAATCCGTGGTGACTTCCACCATGATTGCAACACCTTGAAACCTCAGATGGGAGGAAACCGTCCGCTTTCGTTTCAATCATTGCATCATAAGTTTTGACTTCGCCGGTTATTACATTTGTCGCTCTTATGCGTTTTGCCCTTTTACTTTCAGCGCCACATTTCCCGTGGTTTGGATGATCTTCGCCTCGCACATGGTTAATAAGCCCATGCTTATAAGCATGAATGACGTTTTCTTTAACCGTCACCCATTCGAGATTATCCAAACTGCAATTCAATTTGTCGCCGTCTATATGATTGACTTGCGGTAAATTGTCGGGATTTGGAATAAAGTGCTCCGCAAGAAGCCTGTGCAGATAACGCTGCACTCTATTTTTTCTACCTTTCGCGAAAGTAACGCGCCAATAACCGTTCGGGGCAATATCTGGATTGAGCTTTTGCCCTTTCCAGAATCGTTTGCGCCCTTTTGTATCCACACCCCATCTGTCCTTGCTCCATACTTCGCCGGTGTCAGATATTCGGTATGAATCTTCAAAACCTTTTACGTCTTTCCACATTGCGGCAATACCTCCATATGTTCTATATGGTTGTATTATACCACAAATTTGTATTTAAATCAACCGTGCCGCTTCGAACTGCGTACCAATAGCAGTCCTACTCTCCGTGGAGATAGTCGTTTGACCTTTTACGGCTATGCCGTAACTTGGCAAGGGATTACCATGCGCAATGCGTTTAGGCTTCCCCCTTTAGCAGAGACATCTCATGCCGCCATTTCCTGCGGCCTTTTCGCTCCACACCCTTGGTAAGGTTCAACACGTTTTAATCGGACTGATTTGTTAATCCGACATGTCCCGTATAGCCAAATCGGCCATATCAGCGGCCTTTTGGGTATTACCGCCCAGCGACTGGATCAGCGACGCGGAGAACGACGTCACTGTTTCCATGTATTCGTTCGCGGACATTCCGGCATTTTTATATGCCTGTTCCGCGTTCTTCATCACAGTGTCTGCGGACTTTTTGAACAGCGTCTCCACGCCGCCGACAAGCTGCTCATAATCAGCGTAGCTGTCGATTGCGCCCTTGAACACGTTCGCCGCCGCCCCGCCCAATCTGGCGAGGCCCTTCACGCACACCTCAACGCCCTTGGTGATGAGGTTGGCCTTGAGGATGCTGGCGAACATGCCCGACCTATCTTCGGCTTGACTCAGGCCGCGTTCATATTCGCTGCTGTCCAGTGTCAGCCGCGCCGACAGGGCAAATAAATCCATTTCTTTCACCACCTTTTGGTGTCAATCCAGCGTTCTTCACGACATCATGCGCTATCTGCTCTGGCGTGCGCGGGTCGGGTTCCTTGAAACTGTCCATCCAACGCGCATTGATCGCGCTGCCGCCCAGACCGTGGGCGACGTTATTGCAAAGAGTCATAAGGCAATCGGTGATATACGCCCTGTATTGGCGTTCACGCAGGATTTGTTCCTCCGCGTCAAAGCAATGCTCAAGCACATACCCGCGCCCGTACAGGTCGAGCAGGTCAAGCCTTATGCCTTGGCAGGCCCGGAAGAATTCCCGCTCCCCAAACTCACCAACGAAGTAAAAAAATCGATGATCTCCCGGCTGTTGAGGATTTCGGAGATCGCGCCGAAAAACTCCGTCATGGAATGGTTGTCCAGATCGTCAGGCTCAACGAAGCAGAGCAGGCCCAGCAGCTCAGCGGTTTCCTCCGGGTGATCGTCAAGGATAGCGTCCAGCATGGCGGAGGCGTTGGCCTGCACCTGTTTGGCGATGGCGTCCCGGCGCTCATCCTCCGTGGCGTCCTCCGGGATTGTAGGGAGATTTTTGCGGATGTCGAGCAGCTTGGTCAGGGAAAGCCACTTGGCGACGGACTTGCGGATTTTATTGGACTGGACAAGGAACTCACGCGGGGAACAGTTTGCAAGCGTTTTCATAAATACCTCCTAATAGCTCAAAATGCGGCCTGTAAGGCGCTCAATCTTCGGGTTAGGGTTTTCCCGTCCGAAGCGTCAGAGCGTCCTACAGGCCGCTTTGTAGGTCATCAGGGCGTAGGCGTAGTGCCCGTCTTGACGTAAATCTCGTAAGGCGCGGTATCGATGTCCTCAAGGTCGTAATGGCCGTGGAAGTCGAATGCGAACTGGCCCTTGCCGTCCTTGGTGCTCTGCCACTGGAAACCAGCGGTGTTCAGCGCGTGCATGATGTGGATGGCCACATAGCCTGCGGTGGCCGCGCCCTCGTTCTTGTCGCTGTAGTCGCCGATGATCCAGATGTCGTCGAAGTCCGCCTCAACCAGCGTATGGCTGGGCGTAATTTTGTTGCCGGAAACAGCGCCAGCGCCGGAGAGCTTCTTTGCCAGCGCGGCGGTCAGCGCCACGAAGTTGCCGCTGGCGGCGGGGTCGTAGCTGCGCACGCGCTTCATCTGCCACGTGTTGGGCGGCATGTTGTCGATGTCCTCGCCGAAGTCCTCATATTCGGGGTTGCTGGCGAACTGGAAGCCGCCCGTGGTTGCAGCGAGGATATTCCCGATTGCGCCAGTGTCCGGGGCGAACTCGTCCACCATGATACCGGCGTTCATCTGGATTTCCTGCATGGTCGTATTTTTGACCTGCGTATACTGGCCCATGATTTTCACCTCTTATGTTGTAATTGCGTTGATGATCAGGTTGAGATACACAACCTTGAGCGTGTTGTCGCCCTCCATAGGCATATACTGGGTAAACGGAGACCCTTTTCCCAGATATACCGCCCCGCCGTTCGTCGGTATGCTGACGCCCTCACCGATAGCGGCGCTGATTTCGTCCACCTTTGCATTGATGGCCGCGAAGGACGTTGACCTGTACCATATCCGCGCATACATCGTCGAGCTGTCCCGCCAGTCCGGGGCAATGAGCTGGTATGTGATGTACGGCAGCGTCGCCTCGTCGGGGACATTGTTCTCGACAAAGGCAGGCAGGCCAAAACCAGAAAAAAACTGGTACAGGGCGATAGCTACATTAGTCACTGCTGGGCAGCTCCCATCGCTCTAATACCAGATGCTTCATGTCCATGGACGACGTGGCGGGCGTCTTGTCATCGTCGCCGTCCTTGGTTACCCGGAAAATCTTTCCGTCGCTCATGCGGCGGATGGCATCGTGGAAGTGGATGTCCATGTTGCGGGAGACCGCTGCATGATACGTGCTTGTAAAGCCCTCCTGCTCGGCGATCAGCGCCTCAGTGGAGGTGTCCTCGGAGAAGATCATCGTGAACTCCATGCCGTCCACCCACACGGTCTTAGAACCGCCCTGACCGTCAGACACGCGCTGCCGCTCAAGCAGCACGCATTGGTGCTTGTAGCTATCCAGCATAGGGCTGTCAAAGATGCTCATACAGTTTCCTCCATTGGCTTAGGCTGCCCGCGAAGGTGCTCTGCCACGATGCCGTTGAATCCGTGCCGTCGGCATAGCCGCCGCCTTTTTTGGTGTAGCTGTACCCGGCAAAACTCTCCGACTGGAACGGGCTGTTGACGGCGTTGCCGTACTTGTCCTGCCAACGGGCGATCTCGTTCACAAGGGCAATGAAGCCCTTCGGGGGAACCATCTTGTAAACGGTCCCGGTGAACGTCTCGTCGATCAGGTCATCAGCAGGGTAGGTATGCACGCCATCGTTGAAGTCGCTGCCGCGAATCAGGAAGTAATTCCCGGGCTTCAAAAAATCGAGGGGGAGTGCTCCGCCCTCGATCGTGAACTGTCCTTCCGCTCGGTCAAGCGCAATGCCGTCCCGGCGGGTGAAATAGTTGTGGAGATGCGCGCATACCTGCTCGATCATTCCTCCACCTTCTTTTTGCGCCCTCTCTGACGCTCAGAAACGGGCCTCTCAGGCGTTTCGCCATCCGTGGCGGGTATTTCCTTGGGTTCTTCCTCCGGCAGCTCTACGGGCCGTTCTACGGCTTCTATGAGCGCACACCCCATGCGATTACTCCTGCCAGCCAGCTCGGCAATGCGCTCACGGGACGGCTCATAATCGGGGCGGGGGTATTCAGCCCCCGCCTCATAGTGATAGTTGCCGTCCTTGAGGTCGAAGAACGCCTCAATTACGCGGTACATCAAGCGCCGGTCACAGTGCCAGCGACAACGCCGTCGGCGTACTCCACGAGGTACTCGATGCCGGACATGACCAGCGTCTCGATCTGGGCGCGGCTGTCGGTCTGGCTGGTGTGCATGCCGATGTAGCCGGTCTCGTCGGTGGTCAGGTTGAACGCGCGGGCGACGTCGCCGTTCATGGTCA